CAGGTTATGCCTTACTTCTCTTCTGAAACAGGTGAGATTACAGGTTATGAGAACATCCAGATTGGTGATGTACGAGAAGAGATTCTTCCAGCCTTTGACGTATTCCTAGACCCAACAGCAAAGCGTGATGCTGATGTTCGTTGGTTGATTCATGCGTCTGCAAAGCCACTATCTTGGTTTGTAGATAACTATGGTGACACAGGTAAGTTAGTCAACCCTGACGCTATGATGGGTAATAACGCATCGTATATTGATGCTTACTTAGAGGGTGGTAACGGTTCTGGTAATGGGTGGGTTCCACCTTCCACTGCTAGGCTTGCTCAGAGTGACTCAAAAAAACGTGCTGCAATTGTTTATGAGTACTGGGAAAAACCGTCACAACAGTATCCATCAGGGCGATATATAGTTAGCACTAACTCAGTCCTGCTTCACGCTGGACCTTGGCTATACAAGAAGAAGGATGAGTTCCCATTCATTCCTCTTCGATGGCAACCACGTAGTGGTACTCCTTATGGACACGCACTAGGCTTTGACTTGTGTTCGCTTCAGCAGACATACAACCGAGTCTACTCACGTATGCTTGAGCAGTTTGAGCAACAGCGTGACTACGTGATGGTTCAGCGTTTGTCTAATGTAGGTGCTGACGCTTTCAATCATACTGGTGATGACTATTATGATGAGAGCCGTACATACAAGAAGATTTACTACAACCCCGGTGCTGCGCCTCCAGTTGTAAGTCGTGCGCCGGGTATCGGTGGTGACCTATTCCCTATGCTTCAATACATAGAGAAGGACATGATGGATATTGCTGGATTACATGACGTATCGCAAGGTATGGCTCCTGCTGGAACACCAGCTGAGGCAGTCCAGTTGCTTCAACGTGCAGACAATACTCAACACTCTTATGTACGTGCGGACATCGAAATATCAGCCGCTAAAATCAAGGAGTGGGAGATTTCTCTCGTAGAGCAGTTTGGTGTTGCTCCATTCATTGGAAATGTTGAAGGAAGCGGTAATCCATACGACAGTATTGAGCAAGGTGTTATTACCTTTGAGCATATACGTAATGGTGGTCAATACCGCATCGTTTATGTCCCAGGTTCTAGTATGGAAGATAGCCCTGACCAGAAGTTGCAAAAGGTTTTGACTATGCGTCAGATGGGATTGTTTGGTGACCCAAGCGACCCATCAACAAACAAGCTTGTTGTTAGTATGCTCAACATACCTGAGACATCAAAGATTATTCAGCACTTGAATGAGCAAGAAGAAGGTATGGCTCAACAAGCAATGATGGCACAGCAGATGGCTATGCAACAACAATCTGTTGCTGAACAGTCTGCTAGTGAGTTTGACCCAGAGACTGCTCAGATGCAGTCACAACTGGAGATACAGAAGATACAGGCACAGGTCGCTGCAAAGACTGACGCTGACCTTGTTAAGATGCGTGAGCGTTCTCGATTGACTCAAGAGAACGATGCTGCAAAGGGTATTGTTGACATTTCTACGGAAAAAATTAAAAGTCAAACAATGCCGAACGCCAATCAATAGTTGGCAAAACCATAATTAAGGAGTACGATTAATTTGTCAGACGAGATGATGACACCTACACCCGAATCATCAACGGGTGCGTCAGACGGTTACGGCGTTGGTAACGCCATATTGGACGAAGTACGTGGAGCCGCCGCCTACGATACTTATAGCACAGAAGGCGTTAACGATGATGCTATGGTCCCAGCGGAGCAATCCGCAACTGATGATGACTTCGGTTATCTATCAGAGCCAGTTGAAACTTCTAATGAGCCTGGACCAATCCCATACGAGCGGTTCAAGGAAGTAAACGATAAAGCTAAGTCTTATTCCGACCGTTACGAGAAGTGGGCTGATGTTATCCAGCAGTTTGAACAGCAGGGGTTCCAATCCTCAGCTGACATTCGCAAGATGCAACAGCAACAACAAGTCGAAATGCAGGAAGAGTCAATAAGGCAGCATTATCGAGAACTTCAATCTCAAGAACTTGTTGACCCTACTACTGCCCAGTTGCAACTTGATGCTGAACTACAGAAGTTCCGCTATGAACAAGCAATGCAGGAAGTTGGACAGTTTATAAATCAGCGAGAGCGAGAACAGGCGATACAGCAGTATCCACTGGCACAAAAAGCAAGTCACTTAGTGGACAGTCTGGTTAACGTAGGTATTAAACCTACTGATGCCGTAAAGATGGTTCACGAACAAATCCAGAGTTTACAACAATCGTTAGTGCCAGAACTTACTAAACAGGTTGTTCAAAGTCAGCGTACTCCGACTCCGCAATCTCAAGCAGGTTCGGCAGCACCAACGGTTAGTGGAAACTCACAAGCTCCTCGAAGGATGAGCTTATCGGATTTGATGGGTATTAATCGAAATAGACCAATGTAGGAAGGCTAAATAAATGGCTATTGACTTCAACGGTGCTTTGACGCTTGCGGACCAAGCAGCAATCAGCAATGACCCTCTCGTCAAGGAAATCACCAAATCTCTTCACAAAACGTGGAATGCCCTCAAGGATATTCCTCTCTACACATCACCATCTCTTAAGCAGATTGGTGTTCGCTACCTCAACTCCGGTATTCCTGCGCCAAACTGGACGGGTGTAAACTCTGAACCAGTCGCAGTAAAGGGACGCCCAAAGTCGTACGAAGAGCAGATGTACCTGATTCGCAACAAGATTCTTGTTGACCACGTACTTCTCGACCAGCCTACGAATATCATCGACCCAATTGAAGCTCAGGTACAAATCTTCCTCGAAGGTTTTGCTTATGACTTCAACGATAAGTTCGTAAACAATAACCCGCTGACAGGCAATATTGACTGTTTTCCGGGTCTTGCTTATCGTATGGACAACCCTAGTGACTTCGACATTCCTTCTGAAATGTCTTTGATAGCACCAGATGCTGCCCGTATTGATGTTTCGGCTAGTACAACATCTGCTACTTCTAACGCATTCTTTTCTTGGCTCCAGCAGTTGCTTGACAACATGAACTCCCCAGATGGAGATGGTGTTGTTTTGTATATGTCTGAGAAGGCAAAGCGTTCCGTTGAGTTCGCTATCCGTACTATGGGTATTGGTGCTGGTTTCGATGTCACTCGTGACTCGTTCGACCGCCCAGTTGAGAAGTACAAGAATGCAACCGTTCGTACAGTTGGTCGTAAGGCTGACGGTACTACGAGTGTAATCTCGGATACTCAGACCGCATCTGGTATTACAGGTTCCGTTGCTTCCTCCATCTATGCAGTTCGTTATGGAACTGGATATGCACAGGGATGGCAGAGTGGACCATTCAAGCCAACCTACCTTGGTCTTTCCAAGGAAAATGGCATCATGCACAACGTTATCTTCGACTGGGGTATCGGGTTGTGGATTCCACACACTCGTGCTGTTGGTCGCTTGTATTGCCGAGTCGCATAATAGAAAGGAAGAATAGAAATGGCACGTGATAAGAAGGCTTCCTTCAAATATACAACAGTTGCAAGTTATGCATCAGCAAAACTAAAGCAGACTGCCTCTACAGATAAATTGTCAACAACTATTGACATGACTGGCTATGCAGCCTCAACTCAGGTGTATGGTGCATCTGATGTATTCTCAACTCCAAATATGGTCCTTGCAGCTGCTGCAGATTTTGCTTCACAGGCAGATACTGCCGCATCTGGTTCATCTGACCTTAATGGAACAAACGGGCAAAATATGCCTTTGTTTGTTAAAGTTGTATATACAACTGCTGGTACGCTTACCAATATTGGTACTGCTGTATTCAAGGTTGTTGGCTCTGCTGCATCTACAGTTGCTACGGCAGGTAACCTTAGTAGTAGCCCTGCGGATATTTCTGCATCTGTAACGGTCAATAAAACAGCCGGTACATATGTTGCATATATTCCAGTACTGTCTTCTAAGCCATACTGGCAGCTGCAGTTCACAACTCTGACATCTGCAACGACCACTGACACTGGAACTATTGCTATTGCAATGGCTGCACTTGTCAATGGACGTGACGGTTCGGTCAGCCTCTAATTAGACTAAGGTAACAAGATGACACTAGGTGAAATCAAACAAAAGGTCAGGATGATAGGTTTGCACCACTTTGGTAGCAAGCAAGACATTGACCCATTTGGCTTGGAATACCTAGTGTTGGAAGCTGCCAATCAGATAGCCCGTAAAACAGACTGTTTGTTTGGCAGACGTTACCTAGACTTAGAAGATAGTACAGACGAATACTGCTCCCCTGATATGTATCGTATTAGGGGAGTATTCAAGTTAGAAGATAACGAATACAAGCGACTAAGATTACTGGACTTCGCTGATAGGCAGGTAGACCGCTACAGGACTCAAGGTAACGCTACAGTAGACGCTTGCATACTTTATGCTACCAATAGGCTTAGGTTCCTTCCTACGCCAACAGACAACGTTACAAACGGTGTAATGATTGAAGGCTACTGTCAGCCTGGAATGATATGGCAATACGACACTAACGGTAATGCTGTACCTCTGGCAGATGACCAAGAATGTCCATTACCAGACTCAGCACACGACTGTCTTGTGTATTCAACTCTTTACTCACGAGCTATGCAGATGAAGGAGGCTAATGTACTTGCGTTGTACAAAAGCGAGTATCTGGATAGACTGGGTATGGTTGAGTCAAACTCCGCTATATATGGTCGAAGGACAGTTTAATGGCTACTCTTGCTACTCTTACATCTGAGGTATTGCGACTGCTAAACGAAGCAACTAACTCATCTGTTGGTGAAGTTGGTGATGGCTCAGGAACTGTTATAACCAGTACAAACACAACTATAGAAGCCTACTTGAATGAGGCTATCAAAGAAACGTGTAGGACTTGTATATACGTTCCAGCAAAAGGAACAGTTACTCAGTCCAATCCTATTATCAATTTATCCAGCCTGTCTCTGGATGCAACATATGTTCTTCCTGACGCTTCAACGGTGAATGACGCAAGTAGTATGTGGTTTCCCCTAACAGTCCAGTCTGGCATTACGAATCTTACACACTGTAGCGAACCTACACTACGTGCATATGACCCATCCTTTGAGGCTACTACTGTTGGTACTCCAAAGTATTGGTATCGCTCTGGTGATTACGGAATCAGGGTTTATCCTGCACCATCAGCATCCACTGTATTTACTGTTTACGGGTGTGGAGTTTTAGGTGATGTGTCTGCAACATCTATTACTGTTATCCCTGATGACTTGCAGTTGAAGATGTGGGCTAGTTACGCTGCCTACAAGTTGGCATTAAAGAATACGGATGACCCATCTGTTGCTCAACGTGCCTTCTGGGGAAATTGGTACAACGAAACTCGTATGAGATTGTGGTCTCAACTTGATACATTCTTGCGTATGCCAGGTTCTCCATTTGCAATCCCTCCAGTTACAGGTGGTTCCGATGGAAGCTAAAGACATCCTCCCAGTAGTACTTTCTACTTTGCTAACCGGCGTATCGTCATTCTTAGGCGCATCATTTACGTTTGTACGTAAAGTAGACAAGCTTGAGATTATGCTGGCTAACCTTACAACACAAAGTGAGATTCAGTATAAAGACCTGAAGAGTAGCATTCACGATATGCGAGTTGAGATTGTACGGCTGGATAAAGAGTTGCAGAATGTCAAGGAACGACTTAGAGTCCTAGAGGAAAAGACTAAGACATCAAGATGAACATAGCCTGGAGTAGACTGGTATGGATTGCACTTGGTGCATTTATGGCTAGTGCTGGACCCGCATTCAATATGGAGTGGGAAGCAAGGCACATACCAGATACTGCCACTTTTGGTTATGTTATGAAGGCGTTTACGTTATGTGCTATTGAAGGAGTACGTGCAGGAATACCTGCACTGGCAACTGCGGTAATAGCATTTTTTGTGCGTCAGGACTCAGATGCAAAAGTCTTTCAGTTGCAGTCTCAAAAAGAAGTAGTATTGAAACATATACGTGAAAGTTCGCCAAGTGACTTAGTTTTTGGTAAGTCAACTAAAGAGGAAATAACATGAGCTGGCTAAGTAAGTTATTGAAGAAGACTACTAATGTCCCTGAAGTCAAGATACCTTTTGGTGAGGCTATGATTCTTAGTCAGATTGCTGACAACCTAGACTTTATGAGTGTGGGTGACCTTGAGAAGTTGCGTGACCTTACGTTGGTTGCTATTGCAAACCGGAAGGTGGGCAAATGAACCTGCAAAACTACCGGCTGGAACCTAATCCTAACGTCCCCGGTGACTGGATTGTCTTTGGTGATATCTATGACAACGATGGCAACCTACTCGGCACGTTTGGCGAGAATGGTACCAGTGTCTTTGGTTGGTGGGTAACTCAGGACGCACAGTTTCAGCAAAACTACAGCAACCAATTTGCGGTGATTATGGCTCAAGAAATCGTATCGGGAACGGCTGAATAATGGCAACGT